ATGGTCTTGTAGCCGGGTAATCCTTACCAGTAACGTATCTTTGATTTCCGCCAGTTAATACTTTAGGTTTTTTACCAGCCTTACTAAGTACTTTCGTTGCCTGTCGTCTTAGTTTACCAACCGACGTTCCACGTTTCTTTGCTATCTCCTTTAATAAGGACCTAGTCATTTTTAAAATTTGTCTTGCTAATGTAACAGTCATTTCCCACTCTCCTTTTTAGTAGTGCCAGTTATGGGTGTGAAGAGGATACCACTTTTGTGTAAAAGCGAGCTCTTCACTGGCGTTGGAAAAACTACGCAAAATACTCTCTCCACACCCAACATCCTACTTCTTCTTCAGTTTTAATCCCGCCAAAATCTTCTTCACAGATGACCAAATAAGATCATCCATCTTTGACGGACTCATTGCTACTACTTTATCTACAACAAGGATAGCTATTGCTACCCATTCCCAATTGTCTGATAAAAATTCCATATTGTTTCTCCTTATTTGAAATAACTTTTAATTGTTATGGCCATTGTTCCTATGAACCCAGTTATCATTACCCACAAAACCTTTACGGATGATTTGCGGAAGCCAGTATTTCTGTCTACTGCACCTTGCAACCCCAAATCTTCGTGCTTTGCGGGGTCACCCATCAGACATACCCTAATATCATTCACTACATCAGCCAGCTCACTGCTCTCCTGCCTGTGCTTGGTAAGCACATCTAATACAGTCTGCAAGTCTTTTTTTTCGCTGCCATTCATTTGTTTATTTCGCGCTTGGTATAGTTAATGCCGTCAGTATCTTTGCTATATGAATGCATAGGGCACTGATTACTATCCAAAACAAGTTCAGATAATTCTCCATTCGCTAAATCATACCCTGATACAAAACACCGGCAATCATTGGTGCTAGTAAAATTCGGTTCACTTCTTTTATTGATATTATCCATTCTTACTCTTAATCTATTACTCGTCTACCAGCCACTCTAGTATGATAGCATCTGCAGCAGTAATCTCAGCTTGAGCTATACTTGCTAACGTCACTTTCTTGACATTCAGCTTTATCTCTTCTTTCAACACATCTTCCAGTTCATTTACGTACTTTTTCCACCCTTTAGATTCGGGGTCTATTACAAACCCTTCTCCATTTTTCTTGCCATATTGCTCGACAATCTTAGTTCGGGTTTCCTCAAATGCTTCTATATGAGGTTGTACCTGTTTTACTGTCTTAGCAAGTCTGAACGATGCTTTAGCCTTCATTGGCTGTTGTATTAATCTGCTAAGAGCTTCCGTTGAGTTAATGAGTTCGCTTAGTATCATGTTGTCTCCTTAGTTGTGTTATTAGTCTGATAGTGCTGCTGTCGCTGCGTCTATCTTAGCCTGTATGTCTACTTTTCTTGCTTCTTGGTCTGCGATAGCTGTATCGCACTGAACAAGCTGACTCTCAAGTTGTTTTACAGAGAAGTATTCATACTGCTTTACTGACTTTTCGAGCTTGATCTGCCTGTCCTTGAAATCAGGACTGGCTGGTGCATCGCCCTCAAACGTGTATTTATTAGCCATTATTGTATCTCCTTAGATTAACTGTTCAATTACTGACTCATGTCCTGTTATTGCTTCTATTGTTTCAGCATCCAGTCCGTCAGTTTCAATGTAAACATTTCCTTCTTCCTTTTCAGAATCAAAATCTTCAAGAAAGATAGTTGCCTCTGGAAATGCCTGCATAAGTTCTGTTGCCCAAAAAAACTCACCTTCTTCTGGTATTTCTTCAAATCTTGTTTTTAGTAGAATCATCTGGTTAGTAAGGATACCCACTTCCATTCCAATGCTTAAACCAATCAATATATGCATATTTGCCTGAAGATATTGCCCCATAGCTATTTAACCATGTTGTATATACTGTTGAATGATTATCGTCACTAACGTCAATCTTCTGAGTACCATCTACATATACCCTATGCTGGTGTGGTGTACCGCCAACTCCAGCCTTAATACAGTAAGTCACAGTATACCAAGTATTAAGACTAAATACACTGGAAACAGTTGCTAGATAAGCATTGCTAGGCCCCCTTCTATGGAGTCTCAATTGCCCATTATTTTTAACTTGAACTTCATAAGACGACGTTGGAGGCCAACTAGTAGAATTGTTCATTTGCAATGTGAATGTCTGTGGTTTATTCATGCCCGAAGATAGCTTAACTTTCCATTCCCATGTTTGATAGTTACCAATACTAAACGCTGTAGTAAGGTCAACATAAGCTCTTGGTGTGGCACCGCCAGGATTGTATAGTTTTAATACACCATCAGTAGCTGTAGCACCATTAGTAACAACCCAAGTTGGTCTTGTCGTAACAAAAGCGCCATCTGCATCATCTGGCTCTGTACCACTAAATGCCCTTTCTATAAAGGAATCTCTATGGTTCGTATTGTTATCGTCCCAATCATCAATTATTAATCCTTCATAGCTTATATATACACGAGCCCACTTTGCTCCATCCTTAACATAGGCATTGGCTCTCTTCCAAGTACTGCCAACTTTTACATATGGTATTGAATCTTCCCACGAACTACCGTTCTTTACATTCAGTCCCATTAGTATTCCAGCCATATATCGCCAGTTGAGCCACCAGAAGGAGCATCATTGTCGACATATATTGTAGGGCTACTATCAATATCAGAATTAACTGTAGCCATGTTAGTAACACCGCTTATTGTTCCAGCAAACGTAGCATTACCAGATGAATTTATACTAAATTTTTCAGTACCAGAAAATTTGAAACTATAACTTAAACCATTTAATTCTAATGCTTTGTATGCGCTACCACTTCTATCATATGCTAAAATCTTACCAGTACTACTTGTATACCCCAATTCTATGCCAGCACCAGAACTTGGAGTACCATTACCAGTGACTTGAAGTCTTCCAACAGCAGACATCTGCCCACCAAATGTGGCGTCGCCTGAAAAATCACTATCGCCACCAACAGTTAAGTCTCCTTGT